TGAACGACATGATGAAGGAGATGCTGTCATGACTCTGACTGTACGAGAGGTATATGAGTGGCACATGGAGAACGCACGAGAGTGCATAGGTAGAGCAGACTTGAAAGAACAGGCAGAGATGCACCTCGACTTTGCCAAAGCATTACAGCCTCATCTACCACCACCGCCCTGCAGTATGTGTCGCGGATCAGGAACACAAATCATCAGCGATAGCGAGTCATATGAGGTACTGCCCTGTGACTGCCGACTGCAATGAGCATTGAGGCAAAAGAGCCCACCTGCGCATGGTGTGGCACATCCGGTGGATTCGCAAACAGACTCATAATCGGTACAGATACACAGGGAGAACTACTCGCAGAGTGCGAGTGGTGTATGACAACAGAGTATTTCAGGAGGAAGGCAGCAAATGGAAAACAAGACAACTAGGCTGACACGCAGGGGATGGATAGTCCTCGTGCTGATACCTGCAGTAGTCATAGGACTTCTGTTCGCACATGTGACACGAGATGTTTGTTGGGTAGGCACAGAGTATGGAAACGCTCTCGGATATGGCTCATGCATGGAGCAGATAGATCGAGTTATCGAGGAGGGCAGATGAAGTACGAGTTTCTAGTGCAGGTGACAGAGGATGGCGATGTCACATATAGCCACAAGTACACATCGGCTGTAGAGGCAGTCAGAGCCTATGACTCGTTCAGGGACTATGGCACTTGTAAGTATTGGCGTGAGATAGTGCTCGTAGAGCCCACCGGCGCAGGTCATAGCAAAATGTTCGAAGCACCTGAGCTCAGACCATCCTATAAACTTGGGCGAGTCCAAATACCAACCTGAAAGGGGCAAGAGATGGACAAACTGATAAATAGATGCACCTGTGGCTCATGGAAATATGGTGATGCCATCTGCCAAGTATGTAAGGCGTTGGAGGTCAGGGGCGGATAGTTAGCCTCATCGCACGAGTACTTATAGTAGCCCTGTCAGGGGTGGTGCTCGTTTTGCCTAGTTATGCCCACGCGCCCGTGATGACTCCCAAACAAAAGCATCAGTTTGTGATCTCACAGATGTCTGCCAAAGACTATGCAAAGCATCTACTACGCAAAGAGTACAAACAGCATGAGCGTGAGTACAGATGCCTAGCTCAGTTATGGGGCAAAGAGTCTGCCTGGAATCACAGGGCGAAATCGCCTACTCATGACTACGGCATCCCTCAGAGGCACATGCGCCATAACACAAAGGCACAGATAGCTGACTTCTTGAGCCATCCGCACCCTCAGATACGATGGGGGCTCGGCTATATCGAGCACAGGTATGACACCCCATGTAAGGCGTTAGACTCCTGGCTATCTAGAGCAGACAAAAACGGCAGAGGAGGTTGGTACTGATGAGCACTATCATCCCTATCCATATTGAGCGAGCCCTACCACATCTCGATGATGATGATGTATATGAGGATGATGATGAGGATCAGGACTGAGTGGACAAGAAAATCGTGGCATTAGTAGAGGAGAGGGCAGGTGGATACTGTGAAGTCTGTGGGCTACCGGCACTCCCATCTATGGCTCTGCATCACAGAAAACTCCGTTCTAGAGGTGGGAAGGACACAGCTAGCAATATCATCCGAGTGCATCACGGCTGTCATAACCTCAAAACGAGCAGCATCCACAACAACCCAGACTATGCGAGTCAGAAGGGTTGGATGGTCGCATCATGGCAAGAGCCATCCCAAGTCCCTTTCTCTCGATCAGATGGTTCTGTTGTCCTATTACAAGATGATGGTAGAGTCAGCGTTCTCATGGAAGGTGAGTGATATATGGAGATCAAAGTCAAGGGCAGAGTCGGAAGCGACCCTGAGATCAAGTTCGTCACAAAGGATCAACTACCGCTTGCTACATTCAGCATTGCCTACACACCACGCAACAAAAAGGGTGGCGAGTGGGTAGATGGCGAGACGATGTGGTTCAGAGTAGCGATGTTCGGTGCAAAGGCTGAGGCTGTAGCTGACAGTATCAAAAAGGGTGACGAGGTACTCGTACTCGGTAGTGTCAAACAGTCCACATTTCAGGGCCGAGATGGAGTAGAAAAGACAGCGTTAGAGATTACAGCGAGCGAGGTTGCGCTAGTGCCGCGACTACAAAAGGGATCGACAAGAGCCCCTTCTAGTCAGCCTGATGCGTATGACCCAGGATGGTAGATGAGTCGCTACTGACCTCACTAGAGGTCGCCGAGCTATTAGGTATCACGCTCAACAATCTGAGACAGATACAGCATCGGAAACAACTGACCTATGTGTCCAAACTAGGTCGCAAGGTGTACTACAGACGAGAGGATGTGGCGCGCTTTCAGGCTACTCGACAGGAGAAACATGGCAGACCTTGACACATTACAGACCATGCTTAGAGCTTTAGAGCATCAGACTCGTAGCAGAGTCATCAGCGAGATTGAGGCATTTGCAGGGGACTATCACCATCATCTGATGGATGGCAATACAACACGAGAGGTTGTCATCGTAGATCAACTTCTAGACTTTCTTAGGGGGATGGCGCGTGATTAGTGACGATCCGCAGATAGCAGTCATACTACAAACAGTCGCAGACCGGATACGCGCTCGCGGATACGAGCCCCTAGCCTTCAAAATCGAGAACCTACTAGACCTCCATCGTGAGGAGCTAGAGGAGGAGCTCAAGCGCAAACCGCGTAAGTAGTTCTATCATCCTCACATGAGCGTAGTTATCACAGAGGACATATCGGTAGCGGATATAGATGAGGCTATCCGGTACACATATGCCATGCTGCAAAAAGATGAGTTTGGCAACAGGATGAACTGGCGCAAGAAAGAGATGCTACAGAGCTCTCTAGATGATCTCCTCGATGCTCGACTCAACCTAATGCAGAAAGGCAATCCTTTCCCTGATGAGTAAACAGATACGCATAGGTCGTAGCCGCATCATCATTGGCGTTGCGCGCTGTTTTGGTTTAGGCTTCCACATAGATAGATACTCACTCAGCATAGATATCGGCCCGTTCTATATCGCGCTAGAGTATTGAGGAGGCAATATGGATACGCTGACCGTACCCATCAGCTCGCTCACACTCGATCCTGCTAATGCTCGCAAACACTCAGAGGTAAATCTCAGGGCTATAGCAAACAGTCTGCAGAGATTTGGTCAGCGCAAGCCGATAGTCGTACAGGGCTCTACAGTCCTAGCAGGTAATGGGACAATAGAGGCTGCCAAGAGCATCGGATGGTCAGAGATAGTGATAGTACGAGTACCGGATGAGTGGGACAACGAGACGGCTAAGGCGTATGCGCTCGCAGATAATCGCTCTGCAGAACTAGCAGAGTGGGATGAGGTAGTCCTAGCCGCACAACTCATGGAGCTACAGGATCAGGGATGGGATATTGCTGATATTGGCTTTGAGGCATCAGTAGCTGAGGTTCGGTCTCTAGAGGATGCATTTGGAGATGTACCTAGTGGCGAGCGCGATGATGCCACTCAGATGACCTTCACTATGACCCTGGTACAGGCAGAGCTCATCAGCCATGCCATCAAAGAGTCCAAACAGGCTCACGATTTCACAGACTCAGACAACAAAAACAGCAACGGCAATGCACTATGGGCGATATGTCAGGAGTGGCTAGATGCCATCAGCCAAAGAGCTCAGGGTTGAGCCGATAGCCTCTAGAGATGCTATGGCGTTCGTGCGCAAGCATCACTACTCAGGCAAAGTCGATCCTCGATCTCAGCTACATCTAGGCGTGTTCCTCAAGGGGCGACTAGAGGGCTGTATGCAGTTCGGCCCATCCATAGACAAAAACAAGACAAATCCCCTAGTCAGCGATACTCCCTGGAACGGCTTCATGGAGCTCAACAGACTCGCTTTCTCTGATCTGCTGCCTAAGAACAGCGAGAGCAGAGCCATATCTATAGCCATGCGCCTGATACGCAAACACGCTCCTCATGTGGAGTGGATACTGAGCTATGCAGATGGGACTCAATGTGGGGATGGGACTATCTATCGAGCATCAGGCTTCAAGCTGATAGGCATCAAAGCGAACAACTCGATGTGGCGTATGCCTGATGGTGAGGTCGTAGCCAAGATAGTGTTTGAGCCAGGCTTTAGCCCTAACGCAGGGAAGGGCAGTATCAAGGCGAGATATGGCAAGACCGGCACAGAGACATCTACCTCGTTCCTCAAAAAGATAGGCGCGGAGTGTTTGCCAGGCTTTCAGCTCAGATACATATATCCTCTGCATGACACAGTATTGGATAGGCTCACAGTACCTATCCTCCCCTTCTCTGCGATAGACGAGTATGGAGCTCGTATGTATCGTGGATTACGCCCTGGAAGCATTGACAGCGATGCATCTAGCTCCCTGCTAGACCAAGACGGTGCAACTCCGATCTCAGGGCTCGACACCATCGTGAGTGAGGTGTAGTCCCACCATGCCCACTCACAATGCAGTTCCAGAGCCAGAACAGCTAGACCGAGAGCTCAAAGTCCTCGAACTACGCAGGGCTGGACTGACATGGCAGCGCATAGCTGAACAGGTCGGATATGCAGACCACTCAGGCGCATATCTAGCCTATAAGCGCGCTCTCAAGCGTGTGCTACAACAGCCAGCCGAGGAGCTAAGACAGGCAGAGATAGATCGACTAGACCGGCTACAACTAGCGGCGTGGCCGAAGGCTATGCAGGGTGACAACTCAGCTATAGCGACTGTACTGAGGATCATGGAGCGTAGAGCGAAACTCCTGGGACTAGATATGCCGGTCAAAATCGCTCAGGATGTGACCGTATGGGATGGAGGCGAGAGCATTGACAGAGCAGTACGAGACCTTGCCGAGCTACTCAGAGAAAACTCTGCAGATAGCGCAGTCGAGAGTCCAATGGCAGGAGATACAGGCGAGATCGAATCAGCTACCACCGATGACACCCTGGCAAGTGTGGATGATCCTGTCGGGGCGAGGGTGGGGCAAGACGAGAACGGGGGCGGAGTGGATAGTGTACGAGGCGATAACACGCCCGAACACGAGATGGGCAGTAGTAGCTAGGACTCACGCTGATGTGAGAGATACCTGCTTCGAGGGCGAGTCAGGTGTGCTATCTGTGCTCAAACGCTATGGTCTGTACAGCGAGCAGCACTACAACAGGTCGCGTACCAAGATCAACTTGCCTAACGGGGCGATGATAAAGGGTTTCTCAGCCGAGGAGCCAGATACTCTGCGTGGCCCACAGCATCATGGTGCATGGTGTGACGAGCTAGCAGCATGGGAGTATGAGGACACCTGGGATCAACTCCAGTTCGGACTCCGACTAGGCGAAACTCCTCGCGTAGTAGTCACCACCACGCCTAGACCTACACAGCTCATACGCGATCTCGTATCTCGATCTACTACATATGTGACTAGAGGCTCGACCTTTGATAACGCGGCAAACCTCAGCTCTATCGCGCTCGCCGAGCTACAGGCTCGATATAACGAAACGAGACTTGGTAGGCAGGAGCTATATGGGGAAATCCTAGAGGATGTCGAGGGTGCTCTTTGGACTAGAGGGCTCATAGAGCGATGCAGAGTCGAGGAACGGCCTCATATGTCACGCATAGTCGTATCCATAGACCCTGCAGTCACCAATACGGCTAGCTCTGATGAGACCGGCATAGTCGTAGCTGGATGCGATACATCCGGTCATGGCTATCTACTAGCTGACCACTCTATGCGAGGCTCACCTTTGGACTGGGCTACTAGGGCTGTAGCTCTCTTTGACGAGTACAAGGCTGACTCGCTGCTAGTCGAGGTCAATCAGGGCGGAGATATGGTCAGCGCAGTCCTCAAACAGGTCAGACCTGTACTGCCTATACGAGAGATACGAGCTCATGTGGGTAAGAAACTCAGAGCAGAGCCTGTCGCTGCTATGTATGAGCAGGGTCGTATCCATCATCTCGGCATCTTCCACAAACTAGAGGATCAGATGACCACATGGACACCGGCAGACCCGACATCACCTGACAGACTAGATGCGATGGTGCAAGCGTTCTCTGATCTACTTGGTACATCATCCATCAGCAACTACTTCAACTCTCTAGCCAATGTCTGCACTAGCTGTGGGATGCCGAACCCAAAGTCAATGCACATCTGTATGAAGTGTGGAACTGCTATCATCGTGGCTACGCAAAAGACCGGAGGACTATAGATGGCTGTCAGTTTCAACTTCACCGGCGAGTATGCGATAGACCAGGGTGCAGATTGGTACGCGACCTTCATCTACAAACAGCCAGCCGAGATTACAAACATCTCAGGTAATGGCACTACAGTCACAGTCACGGCTGCCAACGGTTTCACGCCTGGACAGACAGTATCCATAGATGGAGTCATCCCACCTATCTACAACCTACAAAATGTCACCATCGCAACAGCTACAGCGAGCACTTTCACTATCACTAACGGCGCAACAGGTATCTACATCTCAGGAGGACTCGCTACATCGGCGGTCAATCTGACAGGTGCTACAGCCGCGCTACAACTACGATCTCTCCCATCATCTCCTGATGCGGTGCTCTCCCTAGCCACAGGCGGAAACGGCATCACCATCACAGGCGCAGCCGGTCAGGTGGATACTCACGCAACAGCTACACAGACGAGGAACATAGACCCTGGTATGTACTACTACGATCTCGAAATCACATCAGGCGGTATAGTCACTCGACTAGCTCAGGGACAGGCAGAACTATCGGCGGAGGTGACTCGGTAATGGCTGACGATGTAGTAATCATCAAACCTACGAACGCGATAGTAGAAATCACAGCACCTGGACCACAGGGAGTAGCCGCAAGTGCTCAGATTTTCTACACACATACACAGAACAGCCCTTCGGCGGTGTGGACTATAAATCACAACCTCGGAGGCAATCCCACCGCAGTCGTACTCGACTCGGCAGGGACACAATGCGAAGGCACTTTCAGTTATCCTACTGTCAATCAGATGGTGATTACTTTCACGGCAGCGTTTAGCGGCGTTGCATATGTGATCTAGAGGAGAAAATATGTCACGCAAGTTTCTAGTCGGAATCGACCTAAACAAAAACGAGCTATCCAATGCGGTGATTCAGAATCTCGCATCCGCACCTAGTAGCCCTGTCGCTGGTCAGATTTATTTCAACACAAGCGATGGAGAGATTTACTACTACGATGGCACAGCATGGGTATCTGTACTCAATGAATCCGAAGTCATCTCAGGTCTATATGCAAACATCCCTGCAGCAGGAACAGCAGGTCGTTTGTTCTTTGCTACCGACCAACAGATCATGTACTTTGATACAGGATCAGCATGGCTACAAGTTTCTAATTTTGGCGCAGTCACAGCTCAGACCACCTATGGTGCTACTAGCGGTAGTGGCTCTGCTACGACATACTCTCGATCTGACCACACTCACGGCACACCATCTCTAACCAACACCACACCAACAGCACTCGCTATTGGTGGTGCAGGTGCAGTAGGTACAGGCACAGCTCCTGCTCGTGATGACCATGCTCACGCAATGCCATCCTTCGGAAATGTCACCGCAGAAACAACATTCGGTGGGTCATCTGCTAACGGAACAGGCACATCTGTTGCTCGCAACGACCACACACACGGCACACCGGTACATGACAACACAGCGCACTCTGCTATCAACCTCAATGCGCTCGCTACACCGACTGCCGATCTAAATCTCAACAGCTACAAAATCACCAACCTTGCTACACCTACAGCATCTACTGATGCAGCCACAAAGGGCTATGTAGATGGTGTGGCTGAGGGTCTGCACATCCACGCTGCCTCATACGCTGCTACTACTGCCAATCTCAATGCGACATACAGCAACGGAACTGCAGGTGTCGGAGCTACTCTGACAAATGCAGGAGCTAACGCTGCTTTCGCTACAGATGGAGTATCACCTTCACTCAACGCTCGTATTTTGGTCAGACTACAGACCTCACAGGCGCAGAATGGTATCTATGTACTGAGCACAGTAGGAGATGGCTCTACTCCCTGGGTACTGACTCGTGCTACAGACTTTGATACTGCCGCAGAAATGTCAGGCGGAGATTTCACCTTCGTAGATGCAGGATTGACACTCGCGAACACAGGATGGGTTAGCGTAGATGAGGTCACTACAGTCGGTACTGATCCTGTCGTATTCGAACAGTTCTCAGGTGCAGGTACATATACAGCATCTAATGGTGTACTGCTCACAGGCACAAACTTCACAGGCGTAGTCGTATCATCCGGTGGTCTATCAGTAGGCGCATCAGGCTTCGAGCTAGATACCGCTATCGCAGTACGCAAATATGCGGCAAATGTCGGAGATGGCACAGCCACCACATACACCGTGTCACATAACCTCGGAACAAAGGATGTTATAGTCAGCGTGTACGACAACAGCAGCCCATATGCTGAGGTTGTCACCGATGTACAGCACACATCTACGACTGCTATCACGCTGTTGTTCTCTGTAGCTCCTACATCAAATCAGTATCGAGTAGTAGTCCACGCCTAGTAGTACGAGAAGGAGATACACATGGGTCTGCGTGACCGTATCGCTAGAGCTCTAGTAGGTGACATCGAGAAAGCACCTCGCCTACCTGCAGGATCAGTCACTATGACTGAGCAGGAGATGAGACAGAGTGGACTCGCTATGCAACAGACATATGGCAATAGTGTGGCTCTGCCACGCGCTCCATTCTCAGCTACTGTCCCCTTCGGCCCTGGTATGCCTATCACCCCAGGAGCTATCAACCCGATAGACCCTGCTACCGGCAGACCGATGCCGCGCCGATATGAGTATCAAGTCGCGCAGAACATCAATATCACCGAGACTCGTCTCGTACCTTTCAAGACTCTACGCGCTGCTGCAGACCAGATTGACATCCTGCGCCGGTGTATCGAGGTCACAAAGTCAAAACTCACAGGTTTAGAGTGGGACATTGTGCTCGGCTCAGATGCCTCAGAGAAAATCGTGGCAGAGATAGGTGGAGATCATGTGCGAGCTATGGCTCAGGCGCGTGAAAACTTCACAGAGGAGATCAACAGACTCCGCACCTTCTGGGAGAACCCAGATCGAGCTAATGGACTGACCTGGACAGATTGGCTTATGACTCTAGCTGAGGAAGTCCTAGTCATAGATGCATGGGCTGTATATCCACAGCCATCAGTCGGTGGCGACCTCTATGGTTTCCAGATACTAGATGGCTCGACTATCAAGCCACTCATAGATGACAGAGGCATGAGGCCGATGCCACCTAACGCGGCATATCAACAGATACTTTATGGTTTCCCACGCTCAGAGTTTGCAGCAAATGATGATGATCCGAAGGCAGACGGCGAGTTCACCTCAGACGATCTCGCATATATGGTGCGCAATCGCCGGTCTATCTCGGTCTATGGCTTCTCCCCTGTGGAGCGAGCTCTACCCCTAGCTGATATCTATCTGCGCAGACAGCAATGGCTACGAGCTGAGTACACAGATGGTGTGCTCCCTGAGCTCATGTTCACTACAGACGAGGACTGGGGCAACAACCCTGATCTCCTACGCGCCTACGAGAATATCCTCAACGATGACCTAGCCGGTCAAACAGAGCAGCGCAAGCGCGCTCGCCTACTACCTAAGGGTCTATCCCCTGTGGTCAATGAGGGCTATGGCGAGAAGTTCAAAGACACACTAGATGACTACCTCATCACCTCGATCTGCGGTCACTTCGGTGTCCAGCCAGCCGAGATTGGCTTTGCCCCTAAGGGGGGTCTAGGCGGAGCAGGGTTCGAGGAGGGCAGAGCTGAAACAGCCGAGGCTCTCGGTATCCAGCCTCTAGCTAACTGGATCAGTAAGATGATTACCAACCTCAGCTACACATATCTGAAAATGCCACGCGAACTAGAGTTTCGCCTGATGACCTCAAAGCGGATGGATAACGAGTCGAGTGCTCGCAAGGCTCAGATAGAGGTCACATCTGCAGGTAAGACCATCAATGAGCGCAGATCAGAACTAGGACTACCACTACTAGATACCCCACAGGCTGATATGCCTATGCTCGTGGCAGGTGCAGACATCTTCCTGTTCTCTCCAGACGGCATTATCAACGCCAAAGAGGTTGTTTCAGCTCCTACTTTGGAGGGCGAGAATGCCACACCGACCACACCCACTACTCCTGATCTCAGCGATGAGAAGCCTGAGGAGGAGGAAGCACCGGATGACGATAACGAGATTGGTGAGGCGACTCGTGATGAGGTCAAGGCGTTCATGAAGTGGGCATCAAAGGGCAGGAGAGCCCGTCTATTCGAGTTCAAAGCCCTAGACCCTATCGTGGCCGATGCTCTAAATAAGTGCGCAGTAGAGGGAGACTTCGATACGGCTAGAGCCCTAGCCAAAGCGTATCTAGCATGACATGGGCGCGAGCTATGGAGGCAGATGCTCGGTTCGCTGCTCGGAATGCGGTCAAGATACGCGCTGCTCTCAGACAGAGCATCAGTAGTACGACCCTCTATGAGGCATACCTAGCTACACAGCCACCTCGTACAGGCAATCTTGCACAGAGTCGCGCTCGCGCTCGCGCATGGGCAATCATAAATGTGAGAGTAAATATGGAAACTCTCAAGATGATCCTCCTACGAGTCTGGGCTACTGGATATCTCATCGGCGATCTCGCTGCTCAGGAGCTCATCGCTGAGGCAGAGCGCAAACAGTCAAAGAGTGCAGATATAGTCAAGGCGGATATAGAAGTGGCTATTGACTGGGCATCATGGCAGCCAGGAGATCAGATATCGGCACTCATACTCAAGCCCACACGAGCATTCCGCAGACTCCTAGAGGCACAGGGCATCACACTCAAAGAACTGACCAACACAGAGCTACGAGATATCGGCAACGCTATCGGTGAGGCTATAGAGCTCGGTCTATCACCTAAACAGGCAGCAAAACTCATCACACAGACAGTAGCGAGTCCTATGAGAGCCCTCAT